GAGCGTAATTAATACCTGCACTACTCTCATTCGCTAAGTTAGTTCCTTCTTTTAGTGGATTACCCATTAATCTATCCTATACTGCAGATGGAAAGTCTGTTAATCTATCTACTCTACTAATTCTTCCTGTAGTAGCTATACTACTAAGAGCATTATAACCTAAGGAAGCACCAATGTCTACAGGAAATTGAGTGCTAGTTGAAGCTACCGATATAGGAGATGGTACAGACATCATAGAAGGTATAGGACCTTGTAATCCTAACCCACTTTCAATACCTGGTGCTAGAGTTGCTACCATACCAGTATCAGAAGGCATATAAGCTGGCGGTGAAGACATAGCTGCTTCAATACCAGGAGGAGGTAATGGAGCTCCACCACCCATTGAGTACCCAGGCATGGATCCTATAGATGCCATACCAGGACCTATTACAACTGGGTTACTAGCATTACCAACAGGACGCCCGAATGAAGGTGCTACTGAAGGCATATCACCACCGGCTGTTACAGAGTAGCCAAGGTCACTATTATCTATCATACCTTTCATATAAGGTGTACCAGATGTATCAGGTGATACATTAGGGAATAGTAATGATTTAGCCATACCTAATCCTAGTAAACCAGCTCCTGTTATAACCCCAGCACGCTTTGCATAAAAGAAGTTATCACCACCAGTATAAGGTTTTGATATCCAATCCCATATTCTACCTGGTGTCTTAAATGATTTCTTAAATGCATCCCAGAATCCAGTAGCCTGTGCACCTTCATGATCAATCATTTTCTTTTGTATTGCACCTTGATTTATTTCATTAGCAACTTCTGTAATAACCTGTAGATCTTCATCTACAGATATATCCATCATATTAGCTATACCCTCACCCATACCTAGCGTTCGTAACATATCTGTTTGTTTAGATATTAATTTACTATCTTCAAACTTTTCAGTAACAAGCCTATATACAGATGTGAGTCTATCCATTCTATCTTCAGGATTTAAGTTCATAATTTTAGCTGAATCATCAACGAGTTTATCAATCTCAGTTCTATTGAAGTATGCTCCATCATCTTTCATTTGCTTTAGGCTTGATATAACCAAATTTGATACATCCCCAGCCGCTTCTTGTGCACCCTGTCCTGGGCCAGCAATATATCTAAAACCCTCAGTCATTGTACGATTTTGTATCATAGAATGGACGTGTTTTCTTATTGCTTCTTCATTGACCGTTCCAGACCAATAGTCTTCAGCTAATTCAAGGAACTTTATCTGTGGCATTGTTGCTTTCTTAATACTACCAATCTGTATAGCATGGCCAAGGAAAGTACTAGCATTCAGAGCTGCTCTCATCTCTGTTGCCTTTTCACCAGTACCGTGTACCATTTGATATGCACTAATACCAATATCTCCGTACTTACCTTGCTGTATTATATCTGTATACTCTCTAACACGAGTTAATGCATTTACAACAGCACCAGTAGCAACCTTAGTGCTTATCTGTCTACGCACACCAAACTCAGCAAGCTGTTTACTAAGTTCGTCACCGCCCGGATGCTTAGCTATATATTTAAATAGAGGTCCAGCAGCTCTCTTTACTGTTGCACCAAATATACGTTCTACTGGAGCTTTACCTTCACGTGCCATTTGCATTAGTTTATTGAATCGAGTCTCTTCAGTACGTAAAGTACCAGCGATATCAGAAAGAGCTCCCATCTCTTTAGCTGATTCAAGGTCACCCTGTTTTATTGGCATACCTTTACTATATAAGTACTTAACATCATTAGCTAAATCCTTTAAAGTGCTACCCCATGTCTTATGTCCCTCTGCACCTCTCTTAAATGGATTAATAACAAGCATAGCAGTATCAAAGTCAAAGTCCCTATACATCTGTTTAGCTGTTTCATTAAGCATAGCCATAGCGCCAGGCTTAACTTGATCACTTATAATAATACGTGTAGCTAAGGCACTGCCAGTAGCCTGCTCTGGATAAGCTATAGCAAGACCATACAGTCCTTGACCAGATCTTTGTGCTAACTTCTTTAGTTTCTTAATGTTACGTATTCCAGATAACTCAGCAGCAGTCTTTGGATTAATTGCTATCTCACCAAAGCTCATTCCCTCTGGTACACCACCAAGCATTTCAGCAAAAGCTTTGTTTTCAAAGCCACCTACAACTGACAAATATCCACTACCTGCCATTTTAGGTTCCATCATTCCACGTAGTGCACCCTTCTTACCATCAAGCTCCATAGATAAAGCTTCTATAGCACTAGAGGCTCCTGCTTTGAAAGCACTGCTTTTACCACCAGCATCAGTTGCAAGTAAGGCATTCCATGTTTCAGTAAACTTATGCATAGAATCAGGGAACCTAGGATCTCCAGATTCAATAGAGTGTTTGATAGCAGATTCCCACATACTAAACCTGGGCATAACAAAGTCTACCATCTGTACTTGTTTAGAACCAACACCTATCTTCTGTGCCTGTGATAGTCTAACACGCACACGATTACTATATATCTGTTCTGGTATTGCTTTCTTAAAGTCTTCTACACTAATACCTTCCAGTGTAGGTAGGTGTTTAATAGGACCTATCTTTTCTCTAGCAACATCCAAATTTCTTATCTGCAGCTCATCACCAACAAGAGCCATGCCTTCTTTAGCAATCTCAGACTCTGCAAGTATCTTACCTTTAGCTAGCCTTTCAGTACCAGACATAGAAGCTAATACTTCAGATATATCTCGCATTACAGACTTTGAAGTCTCCGTTGTAGGACGTAGATCTTCCAATTGCTTAGCAAGCCTCTTACCTGCAGGTGTCTGGTATCCCCTTATGTTAGTGGCAAGTAGGTCAGTTATTTTTGCACCTTTACCTGTGCGTGATAATCCTGTAGATGATGGACCGACCATACCTAGTAAAGCTTGTATAGTATGGCTCTCTTCACGTATATGTGCTGTATGTACAAGTTCATAAGCAGTCTTACGTACTATTTGACCTGTAGTTGGATCACTATAAGAGAAGGCTCTTTCAACAAACCCAGGTGTTACTTTATCTTTATCTGGTAGACCTAACTTACTTATTGTTCTATTATACTGTCTAGTAACGTCTTGTATCTTTTGGAAATTCTTATGGTCTAATGAAGCTTGTTCACCAACTATAAGTTGTGGTAGTAGTTTCTTATTACCACCAAAGGTTTCTGAAGTCCACTTAGACTCTCCACCAACTGCACTAGCAATATCACTAAGAAGATTTTGTTTAGCCAAATAGAGGTCTTTTGCTACACCAGATTTCTTAGATGTATCGTGTCCACCTAACTGTGACACGATTGTATTCAATATACTCTCTCTATAAATGTCAGGATACTTACCTACATCTAGTTGTGATGTAAGTATATCTACATCACTAAGTCCTGATGATATACGGGAGAAGTCTGTGATACCAGAGGCTGTAAACTTATGTCCAGCCATAACAAAACTAAGACCACCAACCTGAGCTCCACCAAAAGCAATTGCAGATTCTTGAGTTAAACTTGATACGCCACGTCTCATAGCTTTCTTTGCTTGTCTTTGAAGTGACATATTAGAAGCTACATCCATAGTAAGTCTCTTAGCCGCACTCTCACTTACCACAGCCATACCTTCAGATCCAGCAAGTTCTCTCAGCCCTGGTACAACCAACATGCGCATTTGCATAGCAGATGGGGCTCCATGCATTGCTAGTGTAACAGCTTCCATACCCTTCATTGCTTTAGTTGCAGTACCAGGAGTATACATTCTACCACCAGGTAGTATACTCTTGGCTTTACTTAGTATAGATTTTGATAGTGTACCTTGTCTGAACCTATACATAAATCCACGAGCCAGGTCTGCATACTGACCAAATGGTGAGAACTCTCCTGCAGGCATAACTGCTGCCTTACCACTCTTTAGTAATGCCTCAGTTTTAGCTATACCTGTATAGGCTCCCCTTCTCTGTACCTCAGCTATTTCAGCTGCTGTACCTTTCATTATTTCATTTATCCTGGTTACATATGAGTAACCACTAAATCTCTCTATACCTACTCGACTGGCTTTTTTATGAGCCTCAGTTTGTACCTGTGCAATCAGATCAGTAAAGGGCTGACGATTTCCTTCTGTTGTATAATCATATACTGAACCAAAGTGCTGTTCCATCCATGCAGACGAGGCAGAGGCCTCATACCTATGTAGTTGTCCTAACACACCAGCAAGCTTACCTGGTACGTCTTCAGGCCTGCCTGCATCTTTAAGTGCTTCTGACAGGAATGTACCAACACCTATTCTACTTAACCCTTTGTCTTTTTGTAATAGTATACCTGGCTGCTCAACAAACAATGGGGCTCTAGTAGCTGCATGAACAATTTCACGTGGATGGGTTATAAGACCAGGAAGCCATTCAGTTTCCTGACCTTTATCAAGTGATATACGCATAGCAGCCCTGGGTAAACCAAAGGTAAATGGACCAAGCTTAGCAGGTATACGTACATCTTCGACTTTCATACCAAATATGGAAGCCTTAGAGAGCCTTGGTGTTCCAGTACCTGTTAGTCTAGAAGGTTCTCTAAGCAATGTTTCTAGGACAGCTTCATGTATACCAGCTTCCATTTTGTAATTACCTTCCTGCATAGTGCTAGGAAGTAGTTCATGTGCTTGCTTAGATATCTGGTGTTTAGCTTGCTGAACATAGCTCTGGATACTTGCATCCCTACCACCAGCAGAACTATAGGCTCTTCCCATTGTACCGCCTGGGAATGTAGGTTTGTATCCTTTCTCTAATTCTACATTCATAGCTAGGCTACGTATTTTACCTAAGACACCGCCATATTTGTATGTAGTTGGTATAGAGTAGGGATCAAGGAAAGCACTTACATTAGGAAAGCCCATAGATTTACTACCTGCATCACCAAACATAGATGCACCAATACCTGTATACATCCCAGATTGACTGGCTAAATTAGCACCAAATTGTGCAGGATCCAATATACCCATTAATATACTCCTACCGCTAATGGACTATATGTACGTTGTGACATGTATGGCGATATATTTGCCATTGTACTAAACCTAGTGCTTGAATACAAGGCAGTACTTGCATTAATTGTACTAGCAGATCTTTGTGATTGTGACATCATTTGCCAATCATACTTCTCATCCTCACGTTTACGTCTTGGGTATCCAGCAGGTAGCATAGGTGCGTATTCAGCATCCTGTACTTGACCCTGCCATATCTGGTAGTCATGGTAGTCTTCAGCTTGGTTAGCTACAGTACGTACTCTTACATCTTCAAGGTCTACACCTGGAGACCATCCTGCCCAATTAGGATCAGGAAGTTCAAAGTTCTGATAGTAGTTCTTATTTCTGGCAAAGGCTATAGAGCTTGCTGAAGCGTCTTTCATTGCAGGTTCTATATCTATGTTTTGATTCGTAAGATCCTTACCCCAAACACCAAGATACACAGGTTTCATATTATCAGGTGACATCTTTAATATCTTGGAACGGTTAGTAGGATTGGACTCATTAGCAAAGCTCTTGAAGTACTTACGTTCAGATTTAGGCATAGCTTTCCATATATCATACTTTAAGCTCTGCTGACTAAATGTTAGTCCAGTAAGTGTTTGCTTCTTCATGGTAGAGTATGTAGTAGCTGATTGAGAAGCACCAATCAAACCGGAGAATTTCTCTAACCTATTATACTTATGGTACTTAAGCTTATCAAAGTATTCTTCAAGTTCTCTACGTTGTGTTACATCATTTGGAATATAAGGATCCTCACGCATTGTATTTATTGCTTGTCTACCCCAGAACCTGATGAAGTTCTTATATGGATGGTTCCATCCAGCAAAACCACCACCTTCAAGTTCCTTCATCTGATAGTCTTCTGTTGCAGATCTTCTAGTAAATCCTTTAGTTAGAGGCCAGTCAACTGGCCCAGGAATACGTAAGTGTCTGAGAGATTCCCACACCTTGGCAGAAGAACTCTGCCCATACTTGGCTTGTGCAGCAGCAGGATTATCTGTAGTTGAACCTAAGCCATGATCGAATCCAAACTTATTAATTCCTGGTACTATTGCAGGTGTAGAATCACCAAGACCCTGAGATCCTACTCTTATGTTTACTGTACTACCTCTAAGAGATTCAAGCTGTCCACGAAGCTCACTATATTTGCTATACATCTGGTCAGCAGACTTACCCTCAGATTGTGCTTTCCATACTTGTCTGGCTAGATTTGGTTCTATTCCAGCAAGTGCATAGTTCTGTCCTCTTGAATCTCTAAACTTCGAGTGCCCCAGCACTTTATCTATTGTAACAGTTTGCTCTCTTAGAGCGCCTTCCTGAAACCTATATTCCTCAAAGTCTGGCTTAAACTTTGTTTCAACCTGATGTAACGACTCTTGGTACTTGTCTTCCCAGAATCTATCTACAAGCCCTGCATCACGCCAACTATCTACTATAGCTTTATGGTGTGTATAAGATTCACTTCCAGGATCCACATCAGCAAGAACTAAGAGCCTATCCATGGCATCATATGTATTTGGAGCACCAGAGTGTAATCTATGAAGAGACTCATAACCAGGACCAGGTAGACGTGCCTCACCAAATTTGATTTTTGTAAACGGATCACCAGTATGGAAATCCTCATATGAATCCTGATCTTTCATATACTTAGACTTTGAACCTGGCATCCAAGAGGGCATAGTATTAACTATTGGATTCACTTGTTCTATATGACTTCTACCACGCGGTACAAAGCGTCTAAAGAGCTCGTTACTACCAAGCATGCCACCAAGGTCTTTATCATAGTAGTCACGTTGTACAGACGCCATAGCACTTGCTGTAGCTATCTGAGGACGCTTATCAAACCAGTGCTCAGAACCAGTTACTTTCTCTTTGAGGAAGTTAAGACTATACCCGGTTAAACCAGTCCACTCAGTTAATCTGTATATCTCTTCACCAGTCATCTGATCAAGTCTACTTCTCTTTACTGACCTACGTTGGAATCTAGGCCAGTAGCTTGATCCAAGAGCATAACCAGCTTCCTCAACTGAAGATGGAGTGTTTCTATCAATAACTGATCCTGAATCAGACCAGTACTCTGGGTGCATTCTATGCTGAGGCTTAAGGTATCTTAGTGGAGATATTCTACTTCTAGACAACCAAGGACCAACCAGTGGTATGTCACCACCTAAAGCTGCAGTTAATGGATAAGGTCTATCACGGTGATGCTCCCTCTCTAAAAAATATGGATCAAATAGCTTCTTTAAGCCAAATAGGTTCTCTGGTGTAGGAAGCATAGATCCATGGGACCAGGCTTCTTTCTCTGATCCATATAATGCCACATCTTTATAATTAGACATCATTAATGGATACCAGTGTTTCCTAAAATGGTCTACTCCAGATCCCTCAAAAGGATCTCTTCCAAGCATCCACCATCTATTCTTACGTACTGCTATATCTCTTTTACCAGAGTATATATCTTTAAGCTCTTTATACGACTGTGTAACATCAGTCATATTCATAACACCAAGTGCAGCACCACCTATTAGTGCTGGAGTTCCAAGCCCAGCAGCAGATAACCAAGCACCGCCCATAACTGATATACCACCACGTACAGCTTTAGATAGTGGTGAGTCTATCATACCTGGATACTTTTCTTCCAAGTTACTTGCGAAGTCAGTTATACCTAGGCCATCTAGTGCCTTTTGTTGAAGTAGTCTGGCACCAGCATATATGTTAGCAAGACCAGATACTGGACCCGGTAGGTCTCTTCTTCGTAGTCTGTAATCAGTATAGTTTAGTACACTGGCACCTACAACTGTAGGAAGAGCTACATTAAGTAGAGTACGTCCTATAGTTTTAGTCCATGTACGACCTGGTGCAACACCCATTCCCATGGTTTCTTCTGCTAGCCAGAAAGGTCTGAACATTTGGTAGTTAAGCCAGTCTTTAAATCCAGTACCTATACTCTTAGGTGTCTCTATAGTGCCTTTAGGATAAAAGAAGTATTCACCAAATCTTCTCTGCATACCTGTCTTGGCTTCCTCTGGACCAAATCCCGCTACCTTTACACTGCGTACACTTCTTCTACCACTAGGTGAATATGTAACAGTTTTGCGCTTAGGCTCAACACCAATCTTTAATTTAAGCTTCTCCCAGAAAGATAAATCACCTACAGATTTAGGTTTGTGTTCTCCAGCCATACCAAAGTCACGTTCAAGTTTACGTAACTGTTCATGGAAAAAGCCTTTACTGGAATAAGGTCTAACATATCCGGATTTGAATGTAGAAGATACCTGGGCAGGTTTAGTACCCATATCTTTAAAGCGTTCTATAGATTTTTGTATTACACTCTTACGTCTTGCATACTGAGGGCCAAAACCGAGCTTCTCACCAATTACAGCTGCATGTATACGAAGCTTATCCCAGAATCTAGCTCCAGGATTAACGTAGTCATCAGCCTTAAAAGCTCTACCTACATTTCTAGCCTGTGCGGCTGCACCGTAAACATCTTTGGATATTATACCGTGTTCTCTAAGATAACGCTCTGTAGTGCCTGCTCCAGGGCTTATACCTAGTCTAGCTTGTGCACCACGGAACATACCAGAAGCACGGTTACCAACACCAAACTTACCTTCTATAGCTCCGCCTATATTTAGTTTACCAGCACCAGTCTTGGTAACAGGGAATACAGAACCACCAGAGTATATAGCCTGCTGTACATCTCTTCCTTCTTTCTCCAGTGCTTTCTGTGCAAACTCACCAGTTACATGAGCTACTCTAGGTTGACCATACAGATACTCTGTTGGGTAGAATAACTCGAAAGGCTTCCAGCCTACAAATGGAAGTTTAAACCTGGAGAACCAGGTAGCTATATTCTTTGGAAGGAATCTACCGGCATCAGCGAATTCAGTACCAGCTGTTGTCTTTCTCTTAGTAATACCAGGGCTTAACACAAGTTGTTTTGCCAACTCAGATTGCGTCATCCTGGATTTAGCTAGGTAGGATCTACCAGCAGGACTATCAGATACAGATAGGAACTGCTTGGTAGCAGTATCAAGATCAGGACCTATCATAGCTCTAAGCTTTTCTCTACCTGATCCAAACACAGCATCATGCAGAGAAGCTTGTTTATACTCACCAAACTGGCGAGGAGCATAGCGCATCAGGTTCTCAAAGAAACTACCTGCTACTTTATCCTGTGCACCAGCAAAAGGGGACTGTGGTTTTATTATCTCGTATAGATTCTCTAAGTCCCTTGATATACCTAATCTACGATGGCTGAACAGAGCTTTGGTTGCATCAGGACCTAAGTCACTACGACGTAAGAATGGTTCTGTACCTTCATATACATTTGGTACAAGCTTCTTGAACATAGGGAACTTATTAACTACGTCTTCTAGCTTGTTAGCTATGTCAAAGAAAGCACCTTTATGGAATGCATTTACTCCAGCATGGCCTATTGCAAGAATACCAGCACCAAGAGCCAGAGTAACTGGAGACAGCAGGCTTTCATTTTTAGTTGTACTTTCTGCTATCTCGTCACGCCGACGTTGTATGTAACTCTCGTAACCTCTTGGTATTCTACTTCTTTCTGGCATCTATCGCTGCTCTCTTCAACGTATCACTAAGGTTCTTACTAGTCTCCATATCTAAATCGTGTTTAACTGACTCTCCGTGTGAAGCACTATAGCCTAAGCTACCATACTCAAGGTTCTCCTTTTCAAAATCTATGTTCTTTGGTTTACTAATCGGGTTAGGTTGCATAGTTTTTGATGGACTTACCTGATTTGCTGGTTTAGGTTTCCTTGGTACTTTAAGCTGTATTGGTAGCTCAGTATTAGTAACATACTCAGCCATAGCTATATGTGAAGACATTGTTTCCAAGTTCATATCATATACCTCACTCGGTTTTAGACCGAGTGACTTGGATACAAAAGCAACTATAGAGTCATCGATTGTAGATTTTATTCTGGCTCTAGCCGCATCGATACTATCTATAAAGGTTTCTATATTTGAGAACCCTGTAGACTCCCATATCATTCTAAGTAAGAAAGATACAGCTCCCTGATCCATATCATCAGTGCACTCTGCACTAGGATGTATTAAGCAGCAAGCTAATAGATAGTCCTGTGCAATACCAAGAAATGGATTACATATGGGGAATTGATCTGCTATGCCAGTGGCTAAAGTACGAGCTATACCCGGCCCGATGTTCAGTTGTGAAACATCTATGGAAACCGGGTACATATCGACTTTTGATAATTGCAGGAACGTTTGGGATTCTCTTAGTGTAGCCGGTCTATATACAAACCACTTTCCACGTATAGGAATAGCATATAATTCACTGCATTCTTTCTTCCATCTGGAGAGATTACTAAGAATCTCTTTAGGCAGTTTAATAGGCCGACCAACAGAATCCTGTTCCATTATGTATGAAGCAGGATCTTTGGGCTTCATTACAGTTTAATGGGCATTGAGTCAGGTTCAAAACCACTAGCCGCTGCAACTAGCGAGAACAGAACTGAAGGAACTCCAGCACTATTTGGTGTAGCAGGATCAAGATTACCTGGATGTAGCAATGCAAGACTAGATACAGTTTCTTCTTTGGTAAGTATATCCATGGCATTCATATCTTGTGTAGAACTCAACTGTTTCCATTCCATTCTGGAAAGCCCACGATACACATATCCTTTACCACTAATAGGTATGTAGTGAACATCTCCGTACATGCTCTTCCACTGATTGACCTTACCTGGTTCAAGTCCCAGTTCCTTTTCAATATCGGTAAATTTGTCTGCGGGTTTTTCTTGGCTTTTTTGTTCTTGTTTTTCTTCATTAGCCATTTCATTACTCCTTCATAGTAGTAATTTGTTTATGAGGAAGCACTACGCTCACTCAAGGGTTTAATATACTTTGCTATAAATTCATATCTTTCCTTAATTGGTTCGCCACTTAATTCAGCACGTGAGTTATCTATTCTTTTACTTACTCCAGTAAATGATACATCCTCAAGTACTTCTACGTATTCAGCACTGGATTGTATAGCGTTAGGACCGTACGTGACTAATATACGTACTGGGGGTATTTTATAAGTTGAGTTAGTAGGAGGTCCATAGGTACTATTGTTAATTGTTTCACTAGTAAGTTCCTCTGGATTAGTAGATTGACTATTTGGATTCCAGAACTTATCCTTTAGATAATTGTTTACATAGTTAGGAGTTTCACCATTACGTTGTTCATACTGTCCCATTAAAGCATCTTCCCAATCACTAGCAGATACAGTACCTAGCATCTGTGCATGGTCCTGCCTCTTTATTTTATCTATAAAGTTAAGGCTTTTAGAGATTGTTTCAGGAGATAGTTTACCTGCTTTATATCCCATAATAGCTTTAGTCAGGTATCCAACAAACCTAAAGTTTATTGTGAGACTTCCTATAACTACAGATCTAGCTGATGCAGTAGCCCTGAAGTGGTGATCATGATATCCATAGTATATCTCTTTTGGTGCTGTCTCAGCATACTCTATAGAGCAGACATCGTCTAACCATTCACTACCAATAAATACCTGTACTTGTGTCGGTGCTACCATTATTTATTTGATTCCCATACCCAGCTTGCATTGTCTTTTTGATACATGTCAAAGTTCCAATTGTTTTCTTTAATCTGTCTACTGCTTGCAGCATTACTCATAACTACACTACCTTTAAGTATATTACTTACTTCTTCTCTCCATTGATTTGAACGCATAAATGGAGTAACTCCTCTAGCTACATAGGTATATGTAGACTCAGTAAGTAGGTCATCTATTGAATAGGTAGTACCATAGTTAGCTAAGGTTATACCTACAATTGCTCTTGTTGCTTGCACGCCAGCTTCATTCACAGCATTCAGGATAATATTAAAAGGAGGTATTTGGTCTACAAAGAACTCACCTCGTCCTGACATCTCACTTATATATACAGACAAGAACTCAGCAAATACATCTCTAAGTATATCTGTGAATATCATTGTACCAGCTATAGTTCTAGAACCTCGTGACCAGTCTGTAGGAGCTGCACTACCAAGTATACGTACAGGATTTATAGTACGAGCTGAAGATATTGTAATAGTTTGAAGTTGGGCGAATACCTTTAGTCCACCAGATGGTATAAGGTAGTCTATCTTATCCATTATATTTAGATTAGCACTAAGAGCCTGATTAGGAAAGTATATTACACACTTTATATCAGCACCAGAGAAGGTAGTATATTCAGCGCCACTCCAGTCTGTGCCAAGTAACCTATCCTGTGCCTCTAGTTTATTTATTTGAGGTCCAGAATACTTTGAGGGCCAGTGCATATATTCTAACATTATTAATACTCCAGTAAGGTAAGGGGCCCCTTTATATTGGGAGCCCCCTTACCGACTACAATAATTAAGAACTCGTAAAAGCGTGATGGAAGCCTTCCGCGGCGTCCACAGGGGCGCCACCCAGATACCTCCAAGGTACGATTCCACGTGCGACGAAAGTCATGTTTTCGTCTGTAGTAATGTCGTCAATTGAAATACCAGAACCAGCGTTCAAGATTTCAACTCCGACCAGTTCCATGCGCATAGCCGCACCGTATTCAGTCATACCCGTAAGAGTAATATTGAACGGTGGCAGCTGGTCATGATACCATGCATAGGACTTACGAACTTCACCAAGTTGTGACATATCAACACCTGCATTAGGTACTTGATCTGGTGAAGGTGCAGAACTACCAGCCGATCTCTGTTTACGCTGATAAGTAATATCTTCTTGAGATGCCCAGAAGAGAGCTTTCTCTCCCATAGCCTCAAGAAGGTTAGACCTATTCAGCACAACAAATATCAGCGATCCAGCAATACCACGTTTACCTCTGGAAAAAGCTCTAGGATCTGCGCTACCCATTGTATACACAGGTGCCTTTTCACGAGTAATCGTATACGAAACACCCTGAAGTGTTCCGATTATTTTGTTAGCAAACGTAGCCTGGATATCAACACCGGAGAATGACTGGTAGCTTTTGGTAACTTCAGATGTCATAGACATTATTTATATCTCCTTAACTACCAAGTGAGCCCGGTGGCACAAGAGATACTCTTGTAGTAATCTGCTTAATTTCAAACGAAACATCCAGTTTTACGTCAAGCAGAATATTACCAAGAATCTGCATAGATGGAGTAGAAAGAAGAGAGAACGAGAAGTCTTGCAACGACCCATCCTTAATCATCTTACCAAGTCCTTCATCCACTTCAGTCTCAAGTGCATTCCGATTAGTTGGGTTATTAGGTTCTCCAAGGAAAGGCTCAGCAACTGCACGTATCAGGTTAATTGCTTCGTGAACAATTCTCACTGTACTAAGGTTGACAAAGTCAGACCTGTAGTACTGAGAGATGTTATAAGCACCTGTTACAGCAAATGAGAGCTTATTTCCACTAGGCTTAGTCAATACAGTAACAAACCTTCCAGTGGAAAGGTTACTGGCTTGCGTAAGCGACAGGTTTCTAGACGGTGTAGAGTTAGGCAGTATTTTATTACTGGGAGATCTCCTCGCAACAAGAGAAGACATAAGACCAGCATAAGTAGCTGCACCATTGTGTGTATACCATCCAAGGGTAGGATTAATCCTACTTGCAATTCCCGAGTAACTGCGAAGGTGCGAAGCAACAACACTAATATAGGAACCAATGTCAATTGGGTTCCCAATAGCATCTGTAAGCACTTGTCCATCAGTTGACGGGGGAGCTCCACCAGGTATATTCTGATCTGAAGTAGCATAGAATGCATAGTTGTCAGGCACTCCGTCACCACCAGCATCAGTAACACCATCATAGGAAGTAAATGCACTACCCTGAAGAGCATTAGTATCATAGGCATTAAGAGCGGTAACCCAAGCAGATATCTCGCTAAGAGTAGGAGTACCAGTAAGACTTGCTATCGGAGGCTCTGTTCCTATAACACCAACTGCTGTGTTATTATTCACAGTTGATCTATAACAGAAGTTCGCCAATTGATAAGCAAAGTTTCTAGCTTCTCCACCCACACCAGTACTAAGGGCTGTGTCTATATTAGCCACAGGAGCAATAATGTCAACGTTTGTATTAAGCAAGTAACTGTAGGCAGTAGTGAAAGCATTGTATCTATTAGATGCTGTAATACTGTTGTTGTTACTTACAATCATTACTTCGACATTGTCTGCTCCACCATCCCAGGCTTCACTAACTGCTTCAGAGATTTCTGAGGGAGCTCCACTAGCTCTGTCGAACTTGTAGATATCCTCATATCTCGTAAGCACATACGGATCAAAAAGGTCTACCGTAGTATTGTCAGTTGCACCAAGAATAGTAACCTTCGGCTGGAGGATTGGGCGCGAGACTCTAAGGCCGCCGTCCTGCACTTCACTGTAAACACCAGGAAGATTATAATCAGCCATTTCTATCCTCCACTTTGTAATTGTTGGTCAAGGACTTCAATAGGAATGAAGTCGGACGTTCCAGTCGGTTGAGACCAGCTATCATCCCAAGGCACTCCTGTGGGCCAGTATACACCAGAAGGCATTAGGCTGAATGTGGCAGCAATCGAACGGATCTTACTAATAACGGTAGAGATTACGTTCTCTACCCTTACATTGTACCTAAGTGTTCTATTGACGATGTCATCACGCCAGCGGGTAACCAGCTCATCAGATGTTCTATCTCTATAGATCAACTTATCGACACCATTCCATCTGAACACGCCTCGGTACAATTCCATGAACTGTTCAAACCACTCGATAAGCTTCTCAGCGGAAGCGTTGGATTTAGTCCAGCAATCAAGCTGAACCACCGCGTCAAACCACTGACCAGTATAAGATATCGTGTAGCTATCATCAGACTCATAATCTTTAATCTGTCGAAACCTTTTTCTCTGATCCTTAGTACCCTTTAGATCAGCAGGCTCTTTATTAGCGACAATCCAAGTTATGGTATCACGCCAAGCTTGAGCATACTGACTAGAAAGTTCACCAGAACCATCAGGTTCAAATGCATAAGTTTGTGCAAATGTTCTAGGAAAGCCATGCATAAATACCACAGCATCTTCACGCCTGAATTTAAGCCTATGATAGACTGATGGTGTTTTAGAGTTACCACCTTCAAGAGTAACATATCCTGTGGGATTATCATTAACATCAACCTGAACATCTTTTATTGTATATGTAACACCTATAGAGGTGTTATCAATCTTCATACCTTCACGTAGATACCAGGCAAAAGGAAATATACCATTAAAACCATCCAACGGATGGGGAACATAATACCCTTGGTATAGACGCAGAGCTTCTTCTATATAGGAATAGAAGTTAGATAACTTCGCAGTGGCGTCCTGCCTGTTAGTATTATCAAGCTTATACTGACTAGCAAGAAGCTCATCATGTCTTTCAATTTGTCCATCAGCTCTCATGTTCCAGTAGGCCTTTCTGAACAATATATAGCGAAGAACTCTGATCTACCTCTTTGATCTCTCATATCATATACGAACTCTATATCCATAAAGTTCACTGTTCTGTATGTCTTTACAGGAGTAGCATTTTCATCAACTTCAATCTCAAGTACATAGTCAGCTATACAAGGCCTAAAGAGCAGTATACTAGCAGTGTGAGGATTCTTAAACATAGCCTTCATGTAGTATACGTGCTTACCATAGCCTATGTATCCAATATCTTGTCTTACTTCTCTAGCCTGTGATTCAACGTCTACTGTAAGCCTGTGCACTGTTTTAACTATATAGTCCTGATACATAAACTTAGTACCCATACAGTACTTACAGTCTTTAGTATGTTGCTCCTTAGTTGTTGGGTCGTAGTTTGGACAGGGTTTATCTGTTACCTTACGGTAAATAGTGTCACGTCCTCTTAAACGAATGAATTCATCGATCTCATTTCTACTATCTATATCACTACTGAATACATCAAAAGGCGCACCATCTACCTTACGCCTATCAGCGTTAGATTCGTAGGGCCCCTTAGCACGTGAAATATAAAGATCTTCGCTCAATTATTCATCCTTCCAACTCCGATAGACTTAAGGTTTCTCAAGCTATCCAAAAGTGTTTTAGCATCTACACTCAACTCACAGTTAGAGTAGGATATAAGAAGCTCTGACATGCCGGGTTTCCGGAATACAAACTCACTCTTCATGGATCCTCTACTTCTACCCTTTACTGACCTTACTTCGATAAGTTCATGGCCAGAAGCTACAATAGCTGCAGCATGAGAAATATCCGAGGTACAGTAATATCGTTTTTCATCTGGGGAAGTTCCTTCTGAAATTTCAACATTCATGTTCATTAATCTCCTGGACTAGGGCATATAAATAGTCCGGTTTGACCTCGGTACGTACCGAAGTAATTTTGTGAACTAGTACTATAGCTTGTATGTGGATGCGCACCATGGGCGTAGCCCATCTTAGCAAACCTCATTGCAACCATATTGGATGCAGGTACTAATAGAGTAGTCATATCGTAGTATGCACTTCCAAACTCATACTCACTATCCCATCTACGCACATAGCCTGCTGCATCAGAGTCATAGGCTGTTATACCTTTAATAGCCATTCTGGGACCTGATTGACCACGCATGAATTCAATCTTCTTATCCAATTCTTCAAGCGCTTTAGCTGCTCTTCCTCGTAAGCCATCATCTAACATAGCTTTAGGTATACCAGCATAGTCTATGTTCAGGTCACCAAGGACTTTCTTCTGACCAGCAAGTACCTGTGCTCTAGAGCTAATCATATCATAAAGATCAAGTACTGATTTGTGTCTAACCCAGTGCTTTACCTGAGGGTATGGGTTTCTAAGATCAAACGTAAATGCAGCCTTTTCCCATACTTCAATAGAGTTCTTATGCAGCACACGATTAATAGTATCATCAAACGTATCAGCAAGCATAGGACCACATTCAGTTCTCAAGAATAATGGAGCCAGGAATCTTGGGAAGAACTCAGTGGTAAGTACAACATTTGTATCCTCAAGCAGTGAATGTCCATTAGTATCTTTTATATCTGTAGATAGTGCAAACGTTATCTGTGTATTATAGTTAAATGCAGGATCCTCATCATTAGGTGTCCAGGTAATTGTAGACCCACTTACTGAGAAAGTACCAGTAGGTTGAACAAAGCTAGATAGAGGAACACCTTCACCAGTACACATCATTAGATAAGGTAGCCCATCAGTTCCTGGTGCAGCATAGTATTCGTCCATACCTAACACAGGATCTGTAATCATAGCCATAGACTCTGATGTAATTGTAGAAGAGTCTATAGCAGCACTAAATGTAAAGGTCACACCGGTAAGACTGTTACTAAGGTTTGTAGAGAAGCCCCTAGGATACACAGTATCTATTTCCAGCCCACCTCTATCAGTTATATCTTCTATGCGTATAGGGCCGTCGTAGTCTATGTCAGCGCGTTCTCTTACTTCTTCATACAGTGCAAAGTGTTCTTCATCTGTATTAAAGATAAACCTGTAAGATGTTACAAGTTCATCTCCAGTAGAAGATTTAATTGCACCAGCTGGGTTACCAGCATCTGTACCAATTAAAGAAACAGTATAACCAGTGTCTTCTTTAAATGATTTTGAAGGAGTGAAGGTAACTGTAGTACCACTAACAGTGTAGTCACCATAAACCAGATCAAGTGTATCTGTACGATACACAGGCATAGTACCACTGGATACAGAATCCGAATCTATAGAAGTGTTAAATGTAACAGTAATAGGTAGAGTTATATTTACACTACTTTCGGAATCTGATGGTGACGTAGTTACTACAGTTGGTACTGCCACAATACACTCCTAATTATATATTGCTTATATCCATACTGTCTATTATAATTTTAATATCCTTTTGTAGATCATCTTTAGATACACCAGTAGATGCAACTCCTTCAATAGAATCAACTTGTGGCTTTGAAGTGATAGTTGTTCTAAGGTTTATCTCTTTGTATGTTACATCTATACAGGTAACTTTGTTACCCGGTTCTTTAGTATTAAGTACTGCTTCTGTAAGTCTTTCAAGTAGAAACTCAGCCAATTTACGAAAAGTTCTGAGCTCAGGTATTCTTGGGACTGCATTGAGAAGATCAATACTCTCAAATTTAAGCTTCTCAATGTCTTCACCCTTAGCTCTCTTATTGGCTATATCTACCATTATCTTTTTGTACCTATCTATATATTTGGACTTTGGTATAGAAGCCACGAATGTGGCCAACTCTTGCTTAAAATCTTTTTCACTTAGTTTAGCAATCTTTGCGGCTGCTTCATCTAGCTTGTACAGCATTTCATTTAATTTTGTTATCATGTTTGGGTTCCTTCATATATTAGGAAGCCTGGGGTACTTAGTGTACCCCAGACCCTAATGTTTTACTTTTGAAGAGTTAACTTCAATCAATCACCTACGTTTCACAGTTAACACCAGTGGAGTCAGGAAGAATACCAGTGCCTATGCTACGAGTGACTTGGAAGTCCTCATAGTCATAACCCTTAGCGATTGCAATACCCTTCATATTAGCGATAGAGCGTCCCTGATTGTCCACAGCAACGGCATACCTTTCCCTGAACTTAGTAGACATAATGTCACGCTTGGGATCATCCCAGGATTCTGTGACAAGAGGCTCATCCTCAATGAGGAAGCCAAGTTCATTACGGTCGCACATTGTGATAGTGGTGGTCTGGCAAGAAGAACTATACTGCATAAAGGGGCTAACAACGACTTCCAGCGGTGCTGGGAAGAGCGAAGGTACCTCGCCTTTAAGATTAGAATTGCTCATCTCTGTAGGAGTAGTAGAAGGAACACGTCCCGAGGATGGGCCCATTCCGCCCCAATTAGGAGCTTTGCCAGGAGCACCAGATGATTTACCCCAGAGAGGACCGTTGTTATGGAAGCCATAAGATCTAAGTGTTCCGGAGAGTACGAAGACCAACCAACCCATAGGACTCATAAGCAGAGTTGTAGGAACAAACCCGGCATTCATGAGGTCAGCATAGGAGGTAAACAGGTCATCAAGAGTAAGTGTGTAATTAACATTACCAGTTCTATCACGACCAGCTGTTTGACCGCGGAGCGAAGTTCCACCAGCATTATCAAAGATCGTGGTTCCCTGGTTGGTAATCATGTTGAAGATCTTTTCTTCTTTATGGCGAACCATAGCACGTGCGGCTGCACGCAAGTGGAGGGCCATTACGTCGAACATGCTATAGCGAATCATCTCATCGGTGATGCGGATCTTAACACCAGCCTTTCCGATTTTCGCATGCACGACACCTGCATAGTCCAGGCTCTTTTCGGGGTATTCTTGTCCTGGCGAAATGTCGGCTGCATTATACATTCCGACTGCCGGGAAGGTAAGAGTTTCTCCGTTAGAGTATGAAATTTTCCTAAGCAGGCTTGTGCCGATCATGATAGGATCGACAGACTCACGAACGATTTGGTTAATGACACGGGGAATCAGAATACCAGCATTGGTATTGAGTCCAACATTGTCATACATAAGACCGTAGTCTTTATCGGCCTTGGGACCAATCGTATCAATGAGGTCAACGAGTTCATCGTAGGAAATCTTATAGTCATTCCTAAGATTAGGATTGTTGACGAAATCCTGGGCATTGATGTCTCTAGTGTAACCATTTCTGCAGAAAGTCTTTACAACAGAATCAAACAGTTCATCATGTTTGGGAGTTCTGGTTTCTGAATTATCACGCAGATCACGGATATCACCAGAGTGGGTTTGGCTGGCAAGTCGCTCATCGAGTTGTTTAGACACCTCGGCGCTGATCTTGTCAGACTGAATAATTTTGATATCTTCAGGCATTGGTGTCTCCTTTACATCAAGTCGATGGCAATAATAGCTTTATGATCAGCTACACTTCCACCTTCATGCGTAGCACTAAGCCAATGCTCAATACCACTAGTTCCATCACCACTGAGTCCAAGACCATTGACAGTTCTTACTTTGTCAAGGCTGTCCACAACAGTAATGTCGTCCAGTTTAAGAACGCGACCACATATCTGCTCAGCAGAATCAGTGGCATCAATATACCTTACTGGGGCCCCGTTCTTGTTCCAAGTTGCACTACCAAGTGGTTTAACAAGACATCCATCAACAAGAGCTTCATCACCTGTAGTCTGTTCACTCCAGATAAGAGGAAGCTCAACGACGTAGTCGTTAAGCGTTGATACGTTAGGCATCAGGTCATAGTTAGTGAAAGCAACCTGAGATACCCTTGAGAACATATGATGCCATGCCCAACCAACAGGCAGGTTAGCAGTCAGAGCGTCAGTCACAGTACCAGCAGCAGTAATAGCAGAACCTGTAGTAACACTATAGGTTCCAGCAGTTACGTCGCTAGCAGTATATGAAACGTCCTGAGCAGCACCACCATTAGCCGGAACGATGAATCCGCCTTGGTGTGCCACAATAGTTCCAGCTAGTACTACATGCCATTCATTCTGAATAGCGCTGAGCTGAACTACAGGCAACCAAAGGGCCATTTGTTCCGTTATTGCCGGGCGCTCGCCTTTAGAAACTTCTTGGAAGTTAATAGTAGGCTGGTGGCTATACCCGCTAGGAATTCTTATTTCAGCCATTAGTTCCTCCATTTTTTAATTCTTACCAAAACCCAAGAAGTCATTTTTCCGTTTATCCCTGGGAGTGACCTTTTTAGGCTTTTCTATAATCTCCTCTTCTTTCTTTTTAGGAGAGTTAAAAAGCTCTTGGTCCTTCAGGGTAGGATCTTCAATAGAACCTCTAGGGCTACAATTAATACATTCCTCATTAAGATCATCAAGAGTAAGCTCAAGATAATCTAGAGGCTTTTCAGAATGTACTTCAATCTCTTTTTCCAAAGCTTCAGCACTGTCAAACATACTTTTGGATTTGCCGAGCTCAACCCGTTTACTAAGGATATTAGAAGCAAGAAGCCTTCTGTACTTAAAGTCCAATTGAGTGTACTGATCAAGCAGTTCTTCAACTTCTCTGGACTTGGCTTTAAGAGACGATTGCATGTTATCGAGTTTCTGGCTAAGACTATCTGTGCTATCTTTAGACTTCGAACTATCTGAAGTCGAACAACTCAGAGACTTACCTTTTCTTTCGATACAGGACATAATTCGTTTCTTGTCGCCAGGACCTTTGTATTTCCCAATAAGTCTTTTAGCTGCGGTATAGTGTGCGCAGTCGTTTACTGGGAAGCTACGATTCGGTCCACAGAAGGTGGAATCAGCAAGTTTCTTTCTACTTTCAGAAGACAGCTTTGTATCAAGTTTTATAATCTCGTCCTTGTCTTCTCCGTCAACAAGCCAGTCATAATCACCATTGCCATCTACAATAGATGCAATGATATCAATCTCAGCCAGCCTGTCTTCAGAAACTTCCTCTTCACTTTCTTCTTTCTCTTCCTTTTCCTCTTCCTTAGGCTCTTCTGTTTCAGTTTCTTCAGTAACCTTTTCAGTTTCCTCTTTGGTTTCTTTCTCCTCAGATTCTTCTTTCTTAGGTTCTTCAGGTTCCTTGACTTCAGTTCCCTCAGTTTCAGATTCAGCTTTCGGCTCCTCAGTTTGTTCTTCGGCAGTAGGCTCAGGATTGAGATCTTTAACCTCTTCTTTTTTCTCTTTCTTGAACATATTGTTCTCCTTAGAACTAGACTCGGGATCATTTGTTCCTGTGCCCTGGTCTTGTACTGGCTCAATTCCAGGAAGCTCGAAACCAGGAGCTGGTACGTAAGTACCTTCCTGGTCACTTTCATCGAGACACAGATCAATGACTCCTCTACTGTCCATTAGAGCCATACCAACAATCTCTGCCCTTGGAAGAGTAGATACGGATTGTTGATCATTTAATATCATTTCGTTACTCCTGTCAGCGATCATCATACTAGCGATAGTAGCATGGGAATCAGCAGGAGTATTGACTACGGCCCAATGGTCGTAATCAAGTTTGCTAGTTATAAGATAAGCTCTGACCTTACTTTCTTTCTCACCATCACCCTTTTTGATAGTATAGGTATTTCCTGGTGAGTGTTCACACGGGGTCTTTGTAGTAGCCCAGTCATGATTACACACAGAACATACCATGTTAGGACTTCGTCCCCCTGCAGATATGGTAAGGAAACGCCCATCCATAAACTTCTCGATGGCTTCTTGGTCAGAGATAACTGCTCCAGTTTGGATGTATCCAGATCCTATACCTTTTGGATCTGGGTTTCTCCAGTCGTTTTTAAATTGTTGCTCGTCTTTAATAAGACGAATAAACTTTGCTTCATGTACTCTACCATATACAGTGGGCTCTTCTGAATCTCCACCTAATAGACCACCAATACTTGGGTGTTTACTCAACACTGGTTTTTCATAAGGACTGGTCCAGCTATCAGTACTATTTTCCATGTGCATACCAGGATAGCATCTGTTATTAGTTATTCTACCAGAGTGAGTTGTATTTGCTGTAAGTACTAATTGCATCTTGCCACGTGATTTGGCTTTATACTGTTTGTAGTTGAAGTCCACCTTCTTCTTATCAAACATCCCAGTGTTTAGTTCTGGAATTATAATTGCCATGTTATCGAATACCCACATATCCATATTAACCTCCACTCCCACCGTAAAGACGATTACGAGTTTTAGGTTCTACATTCTTCCAAGGTATTGGATTACCAACACCCTTGATCTTACCTTTATACTTTTTAAGCATCTTTGTGTTCTTATTTAGCTCTTTCTGTATTCTCTGCCATTCCGGACTAGGCCCATTTGGGTGTGGGTTTGTACCTGTTACATTTGTGTTCCTTGCCATCAAGCACCTCCTAAATTACATAGTTACCTTAAGTATACTTTATGATTATACATGTGTCAAGAATAAATATCATTAATTTTTTTATTTAATAGCAATTTGTCCAACAATACAACTATAGTGTGGAGGAACTAACTCATCAAATACTAAATAACCAAGAGGACGGGTAGTTTCAGCTAGTTTCACACAGTCACTACATGCAGAGTTTGTTAACTCCCACGTCACACCTTTGTACTTAGAAAGCACTGCAGCATATCTAAATCCAAAGTTATATGAAGCTACAATTGAATCTTTTAAGAACTTTTCGATCTTATCACCCAAAATAGGTTTAGAGCTATTTCCGAATAAACTCAGTATATCATTAAGTTTTGGGTAAAAGCAGTTATTCATAAAGTTCGACTTCATGTTGGTACCAGCAAAGAATGTACCTCCTTCTTTATCAGAAAAGGCTTTCATACCAGCTTCCATACTCCAGGATACGTATGGATTTAGCTTGGTAGATACTATATCTTCTACATCATACATAGGTTTGTTTATTATAGTACTAGTGAGTAAGTCACGTACTGGTCTAGTTTTAGATGCAAGCTTACCATACTGATTGGTAGGTCTGTTCACATTTTCTGATTTATTGGATGACTTAGTCACTGCTTTTTGTGCTGGGTTTTCCTTACTAAGAGGCTTACTCGCATTACCCGAATACTTTTCATCAACAGCCTGTATAATAGATATTGGTATAGTCACCTTATGCATAAATAACTCTTTTGACATTTCAGGTGTAAGGGGCTGTCTACCAATAGCTTGTCTAGTTTCATCCTGTGTTATAACGTTATTCTGATACATATGCTGGTAGTGTTTCTCTGTATTCATCAGACTCTCTACATCTATTGGGGGAAACTTTAGGTGGACTCTATTATATTCATTAAGTTTGTAGCCACCCTCTTCAAGCATCATATCAAAGAAACCAAAGTCTATAGCGTCAGCTATGCACCCTTGCAGGTCAGTACAGAAGTCTGAAAGACTCTTACTTAACTGTGTAGCAGTACTACGGTTAGCAGTGTCACCTTTACCAAGATCGATACTAGACAAACCTAGTCCAGCAATTACTCTAGCTTCCCAGTAGTCAAGATAAGGACCGAGATCCAAAGCTTTACCTTGCGCTCCTACAGCTTCAATCTTATGGCGTTCTGGTGTTACTAAGCACCCTTCAGTTGGCATGGATTCTACTTCGGCTTTTACAGCATCAACTTCTGATCTACCACCATCAATTACCCTAGCTGGGTTCTTTTCTGTACCAACTATATATTGAAAGAGTGGGAAAGTATGCTTATTAGCTAACAGCTCAGCAAGTTCTTCAAGTCTACGCCAGGCTCTAATGTCATCCAATACTGGTACAATCCATGGTGTACCACCAAGGAAACCATCTTCACGATTATAGAATATATGTAACACATTGTAGCGTGGGAACTTACGTTCATCACCAGTGCTATTTGACTGTTTATATTGTGTTGGTTCTCCATGTTCATTTATCTTTATTGACATAGATGTGGGGTCTGCAGAGAAAGCACCAGCTATTGGAGAAAGTCTACGTGAGAACATACGCATTGTACGCCCACTTGATCTGGTCTTATCGCGCACGAATACTAAGAATGCATTACTAAACTGGATAATGTTTTGTACTAAGCCACGCATTACCTGACTGAAAGGCTTGTTTGTATTTATACTTAATTCCCTTATCCTATTATATATGTAGTCTATAGTAGCACTATTTCGTCCATCTATATACCATCCACCCTTAAGCATAAGAGTTGCCTGCTTAAGAAATGAACGCATAACATAGGATTCAGTTGTCTTAGCCTTAGCTATTTCAACCAGGTTGAATTCAAGCTTTTCAAAATCACCACTCCTTACACGTATATCCTTATAGAATAGAGTGCCACTTTTGACTTGTACATGTGGTCTAGTGGGTGCAGTCTTAGACTTTGTTACAGATTCTGGTATCATTGTATATTGATCACCAAGAATCTCTGGGGCAAGTTTGCCTATATCAGGCCTACCATTCTCCAAGTAATTTTCTGATTCGTGCAACATTATAATCCACTCCAGACTTTCCGGTTTCCAGTAAAGGTATTACATTCTCATCGGTAAGCTTCTTAATACAATCTTGTGATCCTATTTGAGACATCTGTGTAGGTATAGTGGCACTCTTATCAACAGATGGTACCCTGATACCAAATTGAGTATCAAACGTAATTGGATTGAAATCCCGATAAGGATCACCAGTACGTTTAAGATCCAGGTTTGGTGCAGGAGGAAGATCTCCGAGTAGCATGTCTGCTAATCTCCTTAGCTCATCATCTGATGGATAGTTTGTACCATCTGCAGCACACAGATTACCTCTATTTACAGCTTTGATGACGGCATTGACCAGTTTGATATACCGAGCTAACCGTGCTTTATCTCCAAGCTGACCTAACTTAGTTGACCAATTTATATGTTTTAATTGTACATCATTCCACAGAGATTTCAATAGTTTAAATAACATCTTTTCCAGATGCTCAAGTGCAACAAGAAGATACTCAAAAATCTCATCTATAGGAGTACATACAAAAAGCAGTTTCCACTTGTCTTCATCTTTATCAAGCCAACTGCGAATATCCTTTGCCCATTTACAGAAATACCGGTGTAGTTCATGGAAGATAGGTTCAAGTATCTTCTTACCCCACTTACGTTTAAGGTTATCCACCATGTGTTTAGACAGTTTGTTAAGGTCTATGGAAAGACCTTTATACAGGAATATCAAAAGTCTTCGAAGCTGCTTTAATGCAGTGATATCAAAGCCGTCACTACCAAGCCATCTAACAAGACAGCAAACCATATCAGCACCTATCTTTGAATTGAGTATTGCAGCAGCCATATCAATTCTTGTATTGGTACCATCGTTCTTACACTTTATTACCTTATAAGTATCTAAGGGTAATCCAGAGGATGTTTTTCCTGCATGCTGAGTGCTGCTAAATAGTTGATTCCATTTATTCAGTTCATTAGCTGCAGAGCCAAGGTCTCTAGCTGCTTCTTTTGCGTCTTCAGCTATCATCCAACTTTCATAACCTGGTTCAATAGTAGTGTTTATGTAGTCCAGTGCATATTCATGTACAAGCTCATAATCTGCTTCTTTAAAGAGATCATTTATAGATGTACTTGGGTATTCAATATCATTTATAAAATCCTGTTCTTCTTTCTTTAATGCTGCTGGTGTTAAACGTGCAGCCTTTAATCCCTCTTTAAAAGAGTCACCTAGATTGTCTAAAAGACCATCCAGGTCTTTACCTTCAGATAAATGTAGGGCAGCCATAAGACCAAACGTAGTAGCCCAACTACTAGCTACGCCACCTAGCTCAGTTCCTTGTGGTTCTTTGGTACTTGTCTGTTTACTAGTCTCATTAGCTGTAGGTCCAGCAAGTAGTTTATTAGCTAACATTAATACAGCAAAGTGTTTAGCTGCACTAAGCAGTCCTGGAGGTTTAGGTCTACCATCTGCGTTGTTTGTAGTATCGTATATATTAATACCGTTGGCTTTACCTGCAAACTCAAGTAGAGCTTCATCACTCATGCGACTAAATAGCGTATCATTTATACTCATGAATAGATTAAATGATACCTGTGTACCATCAGTTTTATCAAGTCTATTAACAGCAGACCTTATATCAGGTCTATCTTCTAACACAGGTACAAACAGCTTTTCTGCTACTTGTGAAGCTGCTACGAATAGCTTTGTAGACTTACTGATTACTCCATCTACATTATCAGAAAGCTCATCAAACTCCTGCTGAGATACACCTACAGTAGTTATCTGAGGTGAATCAGGCATAGCTTTATCGGTAGTGCGCTGGTGTACTTCACGATCTCTCTGGTATCGATAGTCTGGTTTCTTCTTCATTAAAATGTTTTCCTTCCAGGACCTCTTCCTGTAAGAGATCTACCTGATCCACCATCATTACTACGTAGACCATTCATTTCATTAATTGTCCATCTACCATAGTTAGTCAAATCACCAAGTGATTTGTTTCTTGGTCTCATACTAACTACTCTTGGGACTACTTTCAGGTGTGTATGTTTATGCTTTCTTTCTTCCTTGAGTTGAGTAGATATTGTTCCTTCTTCTACTGGGTACCTATCATATAGGTCAGCAAATCTTACTGTATTTATGTGAGTACCAACACACATATCAGTAAACTCTTTAACTAAAGCAAATATAGCTAACTGCCACGCTACAAGTGTGTGATCATTTTCAGTTGAGTAAACTGGTATACCATCACGGTTTACACGTTCTGCTCTAAAGTTTCTCATCTCCCATACAAGACCATTACGCAGGTCTTCACTTCTTGGTAGTATACATTGTGTACATTCAAGTCTTCTAGCAGAGATATTAACTATAAGCTGCTTGGTATTACGCTTAATTTCTCTACCATCCATAGGGTCTCTTATGATTGTACTTGACCCCATGGCTATACCTTTTACTATAGTTCCCAGTCTTGTCTCAGGGTGCTTTCTACCATACCTGTGAAGTTGCTCAACCTGAACATCACCAAACCCAGAGTCTACGTATACAGCATCAAAGTTCCAGTACCTATGTAGTTCAATCAAACGCTCTACTGCAATAAGCTGTGTAAATTCTTGTGATTCAATAGATTCTTTAAGCACAACCTTCATCTTCAGGGTATCAGGATTGTATTCCATACCTAAAAACTTAACACCAGTATCAGCCTTATTCCAGTCTACACCAAGTGTATAAAGGTAATTACTACCCAGGTTTCTGGTACAACTACTAACATCATAATCCTGTATAGAATTATCTATATGCTGGCGCCTATACACACCTGTTTCAGCTTCACCAAACTCAGCTAAGAATTCGTGTTGGAAACCCAGGTTTGTATATGTGTGCTTATACATATCTTCTGTTTCAGCACACCATTCGGGACTAACCATAGAGGTATAGTGGAACTCTTTAAATGCGTGCCTATCTTTAATGGTAGACCACTCATAAAACATTTTACGTTTACCAGTAGGTGTTGAGGACGCCCAAAGCTTACAGTTGGCTCTTGAAGCAAAAATACCAAGTAATGTTTCCAAAGTACTCTGGTCCAGGTAGTCAGCTTCGTCTAGATATAATGCAGTAGCATCCTGACCACGAACCCTGTCACCTTTCATACCTGCACGTGTACCTGCAGTTAAACCAAGTATATAGCTATGATTACTAAACTCTAGCCTATGTGGATTCCACACATCACGCACTGGAACTATCATACCATTACTCTCTGTTATATGCTCACGAATCTGCTGGAATACAATAGCTACTTGATCCTGCATAGGACATACTACTAGCACGTGCTGAAATGGTTTAGTAAGAGCCTCAAATAAGATGTCTACAGCCATCGAGGCAGTATTATGTACAAATATACCTTCAGCACAGAAGTTCTGTTTATCATAATCCAACTGACCCAGTATTGATAGGTCATAGGTATCTATATCACCAAGAGGTGTAATTTTAATAACTTTATCCCATATAATATCAGAATTAGCTATTGAATTTAACTCTGTGTCATTATTAAGTAATGAAGCTACTCTGGCTACTTTACCTCTAGATGGTGCCCACTTACGTATTCGTATTTCTCCTAGTACAGAACAGACACTTCTATCCCCAATTTTTGATTTCACTGATGACCATACTTCATTTGGTATAGTGTCTGTATAGCTCTTTCCAGGTCCAAATGCTGGTGCTGATTGTATAACTTTTGCTACTGCATCTTCTTTACCTAGTATACCTATTTCATTATCAAAGGTCCTAAGCGAGTTACCTTGTCTTATAACAATCTGCCAAGCCTTGAAATGCTTCTCATTTAGTTTTATATTCTTTTCAGACATTGATCCATATATACCAAATTTAAATAGTAATTCCTGTACACCACGAGCAAGATTGTGAGAAGCTGAACAGTAACCTATTTCTGCTGTATCATTTTTATCTACACATGCCCATCCATCATTAGAAAATAGACGATTTAAAAATAAGGCTACAGTGCGCTTATTACACTTAAAAATCTTCCTTGGCACAGACTTATGTATTGATAGTTTCCCCCACACACCGTGTTCTCTAAGTGGCTTAGTTACTGCAGATGCAACACACCCAAGTTTATTAACTTTAAATCTGTAGTCACAGTTACTATTTTTACTTTTTACTAACTTA